TTGAAACAACAGACCAACTCGATACTCAGGATACAATAGAGACTCCTCAAGAAGAGGAACAACCTCAAGAACCTGATGTTCCAGAAAAGTACCAAGGTAAGTCTGTAGAAGAACTTGTACAGATGCACCAAGAGCTAGAAAAGTTTTCTGGCAAACAGAGTACGGAAGTAGGTGAGTTACGTAAAGTTGTTGATAACTACATTCAGACAGAACTCTCAAACCAACCAGCACCTCAACAACAGCAACAACAAGACGAAGAAGTAGATTTCTTTGTAGATCCACAGAACGCTGTAAACAGGGCAATTGATAACCACCCTAAGATTAAAGAAGCAGAGGCTTACACTCAACAGTACAAACAACAGGCTACTCTTGCACAGTTAAAATCAAAGCATCCAGAAATGGATACTATCTTGCAAGACCCAAAGTTTGCTGAGTGGATCAAAGGATCAAAGGTTAGAACTAAACTGTTTGTAGAAGCAGACCAAGGGTACGATTATGATTCTGCTGACGAACTTTTTACGCTTTGGAAAGAACGTAATCAAGTGGTTCAGCAGACGGCTCAAGCTGAGAAAGCAGCCCGTAAGAGTGCCGTAAAGTCTGCAACAACAGGCAACGCTCGTGGTACAGCAGAAGGATCTCGTAGGAAAGTCTATCGTCGTGCTGACATTATTAAACTTATGAAAACCGACCCAGACCGCTATAACGCTTTGTCAGATGAGATTCTACAAGCATACGCAGAAGGTCGGGTCAAATAGCCTTAAAGGAGATTTATCATGGCTACAGCAACTTATCCCGGCGCGGCAGGTAATACCGCCTTAACAGAAGCGGCAACTTTTGTACCAGAAATCTGGTCAGACGAAATTATTGCCGCCTATCAAAAGAACTTGAAGATGGCACCTCTTGTCAAGCGTATCGCTATGACTGGCAAGAAGGGTGACGTTATTCATATCCCTAAGCCTACTCGTGGTGATGCTAACGCTAAGGCGGCTGATACTGCGGTAACAATCATTGCCAACACAGAGTCAGAGTTGACCGTCACTATTGATCGTCATTTTGAATACTCACGTCTGATTGAGGACATCGTAGAGGTACAAGCATTGTCATCTCTGCGTCAGTTCTACACTGAAGATGCTGGTTACGCTCTGGCTGTACAGGTTGATACTGACCTGCACTCTGCTGGCACTGGCTTTGGTGACGGTGGCGCTATTGTCTACTCAGGCTCCGTAGCACCTACTGACTACCAACACACTGGCTGTTTCTTTAACGACGGTGGCACTACCACTCAGTACACTGATGACACTCTAGTAGCTGGTGACGATTTCACGGATGCGTTCTTCCGCGACATGATCCAGAAGCTGGATGACAACAACGTACCGATGGAAAATCGTAACCTGATTATTCCGCCCGCAACGCGCAACGCGATTATGGGTATTGATCGGTATGTGTCTTCTGACTTTGTAAGCGGTCAGTCAGTAAACAGCGGTCTTATTGGTAACCTGTACGGTGTAGACGTTTACGTTTCTGCCAACTGTGCAACCATTGAGGCGGCCGCTGACAACACTGTTGGTACTGTCGATACTCGTGCTGCCCTGCTGTTCCACAACGAAGCAATCGTTATGGCTGAGCAGATGGCTGTTCGTTCCCAGACTCAGTACAAGCAAGAGTACCTGTCTACTCTGTACACTGCAGACACCCTCTACGGTGTTCAGGTGTATCGTCCTGAAGCTGGTTTTGTTCTGGCAGTACCTTCTGCCTAATAGAACTACGGGGGTCGCAATGGCCCCCTTTCCTTTTCTCTTGCTAGGAATAACCAATGGCTAACTACACCAAGACTACTGACTTTGCAGCTAAAGATACTCTGCCCGGTGGCGATACCAACAAGGTTGTTCGCGGCGCGGAGTTTGAAACAGAATTTGACGCTATATCGACTGCGATTGCTACGAAGTCTGATACAGCAAGCCCTACTTTTACCGGCACAGTTACCGTTCCTACCGCTGACATTAACGGCGGTAACATTGATGGAACCGTAATAGGCGCTTCTACAGCCGCCGCTGGTACATTTACTAATCTTACTGCTACTGGCACTGTTAATTTTAACGGCGCCACAGTAAGCAACCTTGGAACCATTACGACCGCTAATCTTGATGGCGGGACAGTAGACAACTCAGTTATTGGTGGTGCGACACCTGCCGCTGGTACGTTTACTGACTTAACAGCCAATACATCGTTTACGTCTGGTAATGTGGATATTAATGGTGGTGCTATTGATGGCGCGATTATTGGCGCTAACTCTGCCGCCGCAGGTACGTTTAGCTCATTGACGGCAACTACAGCCGATATTAATGGCGGATCTATTGATGGCACTGTTATTGGTGGATCTTCAACAGCGGCTATTTCTGGTACTACAGGTACGTTTTCTGGCGCTGTAACCGGGTCTAACCTAAACGTATCCAACTGGGATACAGCGTATGGATGGGGCGACCATAGCACACAGGGCTACTTAACCAGCGTTGCGTTTTCTAATCTTGATGCTGGCGCAGTTACGTTATCGTCTGAAACATTTTCTGATGTAGACAATCAGGTTCCAACCAATGCGGCTGTTATTGATTATGTAGCGGCCACTATCCCATTAATTACAGAGCTTAACGATCTTAGCGCCGTTGTAACGTGGGCTACTGTGCCTGATGCGTACATTAGCGCTTCATCTGTTAACCAACACGTTAGTGTAGAAAAGGCTACACAGAGCAAGACGTACACGCTTAACGAAACGTCTACGCTTACGTTGTCTTCGTCTATTACGTCTGGTGTACCCGTTGTTTCTGTAACCAAAGAGATTCCACAGACAGGCGTTTCCAACAACGATTGGGACGTAAACTCAACGACAGAAAACTACACACGGATTAACAGTGCTACGGCAACAACGCTTACTCCTTCTGCTGTTGGGGATGGTACGTTTACATTAGGCACTGGCTCTTTTACCTCCTCTGATGTTGGAAAAACTATTGAAGGAAACGGTGGTGTAGCAATACTTACTGCTACAGATGGTAGTTATGTAACTACAACTGACTTTACAGATACAAGCACCATAGCTTCAGGCTCTTGGGAAATGTACGCTGTTGTGTACAACACGACTGATGGTGACTTAGAGCTTAGCCAGGCCATTACATCATCATACGATATATCGTCAGCTACTTTTACTCAGTCTAAAGATCTTATCGCTCAATCTGGTGATGGCGTAGGTCTTGCGTTTAAGCCAGACGGAACCAAGATGTTTGTTGTTGATAAAGCTGATGATCGTATTTATCAATACTCGTTATCTACAGCATTTGATATTTCAACAGCAACTTATGATGCTGTTAGCTTTAATACGGCTACGAATGCTGGAAATCCTCAAAGTATGGCTTTTAATTCTGACGGAACAAAAATGTTTGTTTTGTCAATAAGCACTCAAGAAATAGAAGAGTTTACTTTAAGCACTGCTTACAGCTTGTCATCTGTTACTCATGTTGATGGTTTTAGTGTTGGAACACAAGAATCAACTCCAACTGGAATGCACTTTAAGCCTGACGGAACCAAGGTATTTATTATTGGAGAGGTTGGCGAGCGTGTATATGAATATGGCTTGTCTACAGCATTTGATATTTCAACGGCATCTTTTACTGGTCAATCAAATTCTGTTGGGGCCAAAGACAACACGCCTTCTGGTTTAACATTTAACGGCGATGGCACAAGTTTTTTTGTTACTGGCGAGCAAAGTGATAATGTCCACGAATACTCTCTTACTACAGCGTTTAGCGTTTCGTCGGCAGGGACGTTTGTAAGGACGTTAACTACATCATCCAAAGATACAGACATGGGTGGCCTTACGTTTGATACTGACGGTGTTAGGCTTTTTCTTATTGGAAGATCGTCAAACTCAATACACGAATATAGCACTGGCGCTTTTACTTCCCCTTCAGGCTACCACGCTGTTCATACAACAACCTCAACAGACTCTACGTACTGGACTGACGTTAACTCTATGACGGCTGATGAAGCCGCTGGAGATGGCGCTATTTACTACGCTGTGTCTACTGACGACAGAACTACGTGGAAGATTGCAAAGGGTACTGACGGCGAGCGGTCTATTGTTCGTAACAACGCAGGCACTTGGCAGTACAACTCTAACAGCACCTACGGATCAGAGACTTGGACTAACGCTACGACTAATGCAGAGCTACCAGCGTTGCAGGAGGCTATGGCTGAAGCGCAAAACCAAATGAACAAAACCCAGCTAGATGCTGTACCTGATGCTAACCACTTTACTCTTGGTAACGACTTAGACCTAGCCATTATCTTTAATCTGTCTAGTGGTACTACTGTGCCTAGCAGTGACGGTGTGTCTATTAACTTTGATGCTAACTCATTGAACCAAGGGGCTATCTTAGGTACTGACTACAACTGGGATTTCCCTGCGGCTAACAAGGTTAGGATTACGTCACTAGCAGCACAGAACCTCAAAGTCAGGATTATTTAATGTGGACCCGCTATCTCTGGTAGCGATGGCGTCTACTGCGTTCAAGGGCGTACAAGTCCTCGTTGACAGAGGCGCTGAGTTTGAACACGTAGCAAAGAAGCTAGGCCAGTGGTACACGTTTGTTAGCGACCTGAAGGAAGCAGAAAGGGAGATAGAAAACCCACCGTTGTTCAAGAAGATGTTCGACGGTAACTCTGTAGAAGAACAGGCGCTGAACGCTGTCATAGCTAAGAAAAAGATAGAAGAACAAGAAAAGCAAATCAGAGAGTTGATTACGTGGGCTTACGGAACAGAAACCTACGCTGAGATGATCCAGATGCGTCGAGACATTAAAGCTAAACGTGAACAACTTATATACAAACAGAGGCGCAGACAAAGACGTATGTTGGACGTGTCAGCAGTAATCATGGGGCTAATGGTTTCTGGTGGGGTTGTCTGGTTTACTGCCAATTTAATTCAGGGGTTTAGCAATGGATGAGTCCGCAAAGCAAGTTGTTGATGTAATGAGCGTAGGAACTATGTTAGGTACTATTAGTGCAATTCTTCCTCCTATATCTGCCACGTTTACTATCGTATGGGTAGGTATCAGGATATGGGAAACCGATACAGTCCAAGGCTTGTTTGCAAAGAAACGCAAGCGTGACGATAAAGGTCGATTCGTTAAGGAAGACTAAGGTATGTGGACTGCACTCATAGGCCCTATCGCTGGACTCGCTAAGACTTGGCTCAGTAACAAGCACGAGCAGTCACAAGCCAAACACGTAGCTAAGATGGAAGTCATCAAGAACACAGCTACGTGGGAACAAGAGATGGCTGCTGCTAGTGCAACCTCGTGGAAAGACGAGTGGTTTACTGTGGTACTGTCGATGCCCCTGTTGGCTGTGTGTTACGGAGTGGCTATGGATGACTTGAGTATTATGCAACGGGTAGGTATGGCTTTTGTTGAGCTAGACAAGCTACCTGATTACTACCAGTACTTGCTTTACGTAGCAGTCACGGCCAGCTTTGGTATACGTGGTGCTGACAAGCTGATGCAGATGAAGGGCAAATAACATGACTGTTAGATTGTTTGACATTGGCTTACCTACCGAGGGAGTTGGTCCTGATAGTGCCCCTTCTGCTCCTGATATAAGTACAGGTAGTAGAGTAATTCAAGGTCCCTTTTTGCCGGGACAATTTTTTCCTAATCAAGTAAATTACGGTCAAATACCTTCTGATCTTATTCGTGATGAGATTGCAGAAACACAACCAATAAGAGAATTTCTGACGGAAGCGTTAAGCAACGAAGACCTTACAGAAGAAGAAATTGTCGATATTCTAAATGAGATGACAGGGCTAGAATCAACTGTTGACCAAGGATCAGAAATTGTTTGGCAACCAGTTGACGTAACTGATAAAATAGGTGACGTTCAAATTCAGATTCCTGACTACAGGGCTATCTTAGAAAGCACGGGCGGCGGTGCTGCTGGAGGTGCTGATGCAGGAGGTGCTGATGCAGGAGGTGCTGATGCTGGAAGTGCTGATGCAGGAGGTGCTGATGCTGGAAGTGCTGATGCAGGAGGTGCTGATGCTGGAAGTGCTGATGCTGGAGGTGACTCAGGTGGTGACTCAGGTGCTACTGGAGGTGACGGATCTGACCTTCCTGAAATCGGAGATTGGGTGTACAAAGGCGGTGTATGGAAACAAGTAGGCGGTTACTCAAGCGAGTATGGCGATCCAGTTGTTGTTTATTCTGGTGAAATAATCATAGGGCCGGGGTCTGAGGGTGACGTTAAATCTCAAAATGATTGGGAAATTATTTATGGAGAGGGTGGCTTTGATGACGGAACATATACTAAAAGCACGGATTATGAAGGCGATCCAGTTGTTGCTGGTGATGGAAATGAAACAACAAAAACAGTTGTTGGTTGGGTCTGGGATGTTGTAAAGAAAGTATGGAATCCGTTGTATAGGGACGATGAAGTGCCAGATGACGCGGTTGTTGCCCCTACATCTACCAAGCCTACAGATCCGCCGGTTGTTGTATCAACCGCATCACAATACGGCGTAAGCGGAACTCCTACAGATATTTCCGATGTTGTTACTAAAACTCCAAGTAACAATAATAACACCAACAATAACAACAATAACAACAATAACAACAATAACAACAATAACAACAATAACAACAATAACAACAATAACAACAATAACAACAATA